CTTGGTCACCAGCGGGATCATTGTCTCGTTGATCAGTCGGCCAAAGGCGCTACCCAGATTCTGGGACAGTTCCTTCATACGCTCGACTACCTCAGTCGCAGACCTGGCGCTCATGTTGTCCGGCGGCAGAGACTCGTCCAGCAGTATCCGCTTGATGGACATCTGCAAGTTGTTGATCACGATCTGGCTGACATTGAAGTCACCACTACGCGGCAATGCCTTGAGTGCCTCACCCTGTGGGCCACCGTTCCTAGCTACCGGGATGATTGCACCGGGGATGATCTTGACCGTGTTTGGGTTCAACACTCCGTCATCCGCTGCGGTATAGACACCGGCAATGGCAAGGCTGGCGTTCTTGAGCAGCAACTCCAGCGTCTTGTTCAGCGTCTTGATATCAGGCAGCGCAGTGATCAGCGGTCCACGGCCATAGATTTCACCGGCCACTTTCATGTAGCGAGCCACAACCCAGGGGCTGTACGGCATCACGCGGTAAACAACCTCGGTCTTGCTTTCTTTGTGGATGACATGGTAGCCATACTTGCCTGACTTGTAATCGAAGACCGTGGCCTCGATCAGTTCAACATCATCTGTCGGCTTGTCATCAATCTTCTTTTGCAACTCAGGATCGATCTTTGCGTCCTTCCACTGCTGCTGAATTGACTCACCTTTGATTCGCATACGCCGATAAACATTGTCAACCTGACCGTTCGCGCCCTCTTCAAAAGACACAAGGTATTGCGGCACAGGTACAAAGTTGATCGGACTGACATCATCACCAGGCTGCACAATCATCACTGCCGTTCCGACAGCCAAGTCGAGCAAGAACTCGCCCATAGCAATGTCGAAGTTAGACTGCTTCAGCGTTGCGAACAGTTTGTCTGTGTAGACATCCAGCGCAGCTTGCGCTTCGTTGCGCCGGTCATTGGGAATATCAGGACCAGGCTCCAGCCTGCACCATGAGCGCTGCGGCGGGAAGATTCCAGATTGAAGTCGGTTGGCAAAGCGCTGCGTAGAGTTGATTGCCGTCGAGTCAAACACTCGCGCCATCTTCTTGCTGCCACCAACCTTGCCTTCCCAGTAGCCGTCATACAGATTGCGCTGCGGCAAGGCAAACTCATACGCTTCATCATAGAGGTCGCGGAAATCGTCCTTCTTCCGCATGGCAATGTCATGCCGCTTGATCAAGTCTTCCGGCGATAGTTTCAATTCAGCCATTATTCAGACTCCGCGTCATTTAACAATGGCCTATTGTTAAGGCGATTGTTTTTTTTCATTTTTTCAAAATCTTGTTTTGTAATGCCAACTGCATCTGGATTTTTTCCTGTACTACGCATGTAATGTTCTTTCCATGCAGTAGGATGATCTTCCGATTTGAGCATATCTCCGCTTTCGGTAGATGACGGCCAATGATATTTATTTTTATCGTATGGGTCTCTTTGTGGATAAAGCCCAGCTTTCCATGCCGCACGATAATTATAGTCAGTTGTATTTAAGTCTGGAGACTCGTCAAATTCTTTTGTGTATTCTTTGTACCAACCAGTGTTTTTTATCCAAGATAAAAAAACTTTTTCTTCTTCTGGTGACAGTTCTGATTCAGCCATGATTAACTCTTTTCTTTCTGGTATTTGCGTAGCAAACTTCGTCCCTTTGCAGCAAGTCTTGCTGCCGCTTCTTGTGTTCTAGGCACTGGCTCACCCCACGCATTCGCAGCCAATGCCAATCGCGTTGGCTTACCCTTGTCGTTTACCAAAGGTCCACTTAGGTTTGTATAAAACCTAGCCAGGAATGATCCCTTGCGCCTTGCTTTCTGTCCTGTCGGGCTTGACTCCTTGACACCAGGCTGAAGGTTCTTGCTCTCACCAGAGCGCTCAAACTTGCGTCTTCCGGCCTCGGTCAACCCGCCCTCTGGGTCTTTGTACTTGCTCACTTCTTTCCCTGCGCCGACATGATGTTGTCAATCAAGTTAGGGTATGGCCGTCCAGCCTTTTGCGCCCTTCGCATAGCAGAGCGTTTTTCCATAGGGGTCAACTCTTTTGGCTTGCCCAAACCCTTGGGCCTATCCTTATCCCAAATCTGCTTTTTTTCCATTACTCGTACCACTCCAGTTCAATCAACGCTGTATGCGATGAAGTGTCGGCATTAGTCAGTCTGAACATGTAATTGGTAAGTGGCGCAAGCACATACTCCAAACTGCCTGCCGTTCCACCAGATGCTTTCTTGCCAGTGCCGCCAGTAACAAACTGTCTGTTGATCAGGTTTCCAGTTGAAACCACCGTTGGATCATTCACCATTGCGACATTACTTGTCGCTGCTATGTTCCTATTCCTACGGATAGGCGTAAACGCTGTGCCGCCAGTGGTGCTGGTTCCTTCATAGACAAAGAAATCGCAATCTCCACTTGATTCCATAGAAATACTGACATGAGCAATTGTCCCAGGCCCAGCAGCAATCACAATGTCAGCACTTGATCCAGACGCAAGCTTTGCAGATCGTGGATAAACATTCCACGCAATGAACGCCCTACCTTCATGCAAGCGATGATGGTTGGTATCAACCATAATCAGCCCGTTGTCAGACCCAGCAATCATTTGATTGCCGTCCTTGTCCTTCTGTGTCAGCGCTACAAACTGAGCCTTTTGCGGCTGCGATTCGCGCTCAACATACAGAATTGCCATCAGTCCTCTTCCTTCTCATCAGAGATCGGACCACCAACAAGCCACGCATCACAGGTGCGCGTATCAGAACACTTGAAGTGGAACAACTCGCAAAAGCCAAGGCCAGCAGACTCAATGACATCCTCGTCATAGCCTGACTCTTCTGCTGGGTTCTTTGCTTCGATGCCCTGCGTGATGCAATCCATCATCTGGCTGGTTACAATGAATGCAGAACAATTACCGCAGCGCATGCCCTTGGCTTCAGCCTCGCTCGTATTCCAGATCACCGCCTTTCGTAGCCAGAAGACCTCATTGTTCTTTTCATCCAGCGGATTGGCTGGGCCGTAACCGACATTCTCAAACGCCCAGTTCCTGTTCTTGAGATTGACTATGATGTCGCGGGTAGCCAACGGACAAGAGTATTCCTCGTCCTCCATTTCGCTCTCAATCAGTGGGCGCGTAGCCATTACTTACCCTTCTTTGCCATGCCAGCTTCTGACATAGCAATAGCCACCGCCTGTTTTTGCCCCGTTACTTTGTCACCGCTGGATGACTTCAGCTTGCCAGCCTTGTATTCGCGCATGACTTTCTTGACCTTGGCCTGCATCTTGTCTTTGTGGTCCATGATGGCCTCTACTATTTCATTTCACTGGAACCAAGCGTCTGCTGCAAACCTGTCTCAGGTGTCAGACGCGCCTCAGACAGCAGCATGCGAGAGCCACCACGCAGTCGAGCGCTACGGCGCGCCGCAAGTTTCTCAGCCTCTTCTCGACGCTGCTCTTCGTTTTGAACGCGCATGCGCTCAGTTTCAACTTTTTGCTCTTCTAGTTGTCGCTGCGTTGCTTCAAACGCGCTGTTGTCTTGTTTCTTTTCTCCACCGCCAAAGAGTGAACTGACTACATTGCCCATGATTACCTCGCCATCAAGTAAAAATCCGATTGGTCAGGCCCGTACTTGAGCATGAGTCCCTCGGTATTGAAACCGAGTCTTTGCGCCCAACGCACAGCCCGTCTGTCTTGCTTTCTAACAGTAATTTGTAATCGGTGCAAGCGCAGGTATATCTCAAAGATATCGCACATTCTCAGAGCGCTTTTGGTCATGGCAACGGGGATGCTCCGTGCCTTCTGATCAATGAGCATCCACATTTCTCCGACACCCTCCCAGCACATAACGCAACCCAGGATTGCCACCGGGGTTCCGTATAGGAACGCGGTCAGCGCAACCCCCATCTCTGACTGAGCCTGGATCATGGTTCGCATGTTTACGCCCTTGGACAGAGACAGGATTTCCGGGTTGGAATCCTTGACTTTGTCCAGGTGTTCCATGTGGAACGGGAGGAAGACTACCCCTGGGTGATATACCGCTTCTCGGTTTATGAGGTCAACCGGCAGCAAAGACATCGAAGTCCGTTTTCGCAACTGCGCTGCCAAGGGCAGGCGTGTTGTAGCTTGGCTTCCTGACCATCCGGTTGTACTCGCCGCCACCCAGCATCAGGTAGCCAAAGGAATCGCCAATGTGGGAATGCTCGTTCTTGTTTGGCGCGTCTTTGAACCGCTCTTGACCGGCGCCAACCGCGATGCGCTTGAAGTGGTAGCCGCCAGACAGAGACTTGCGAAGCAGCTTGCACGATTTGTTGATGATCAGCCCAGGCTTTCCGCTGATCAGCCGCTGCATGGGAGCCGCCGCAGCCTCCCGGCGCACCTTGAAATCGTTGCTGGCAGTGGGCTGCGCCTTGAGACCCAGGGTTCGCAAGTGATCAAAGGCCGTCACCTCGTAAATTGCGTCCCTTGCCATACCTGCCGGATCGCCCCAGATCATCAGTTCAAACCCTGGGAAGCGCTGGTTCATCTCGGCCAGCAGCTGCTGGCCGAAGCGCTCCAGTCCCATGTCAAAGGTGACTATCTCATGCAGCACAATCCAGCGTCCGTTGGGTAGCCGCTGCCCTATGGTGGCCGCAGGTGTCAGTCCAAAGTCCAGCCCGATCTGGATGGGGATTCCCTGCTCCGGCTCAACATCCCCGGACATGCTGTTGTCCTCGTACTCCGGCCAGACAGGTCTGCCTTCCTGGACATAGGTGTACTCGCCCCCGGCATAGCACATGATCCAGTCCAGGTTCTTGCCACCCATCATCTGCAAGTAGTAGCCACCCGGCAGATTGTTCAGATTCTCGGCCTTGGGATTGACCTTCCACCACTTACCGGAAGCGAAGACATGGTCATTGGCCTCTGGCATCTCCGGCAGATCGTCGGACTTGACCGGGATCACGCCACCCGGCTGACGAAAGAACTTCCAGGCATAGGGGCCGGTCAGCTTTTCTCTCTCAGCCAGCTTGAACCACCAGTGATCGTCATCCATCGGGTTGGTATCCATCCAGATACCGGACCAGGTCGCGCCGCCGTCCCGCTTGGTAGGGTAGCGGCCAACGCGGTGGGTCAAACCATCGATCACCGCCTTGGGCAACTCCCGCGCCTCGTTCACCCAGGCGCCGGTCAACTCCAAAGACAGCAGCTTTCGGACATCTTTGGGCTGGTCCAGCGCCAGGAAGATGACTTCGCAGTCAATTCCGGCTGCATCGCCCCTGGCTGGCAGGCGAATATGGTGGGTAATGGGCGGCGTGTAGTGAATCGGCCCGAATGTAGCCTCCGGGAAGAGGTCAATCCAGGTCTTGAGTGTGGTGGTACGCAGCATGGGATAGCTGTTTCGCACAATCGCCCAGCGGGTGTACCGGATTCCGTCGATGGGGGACGGCTTCTGACGCACGGCGCGCATCATTATCTCGGCAGCGCAGGCGTATGACTTGCCAGAGCCAACCGGCCCCATCATTCCTCGGACAAAAGCGTTGCTTTGCAGGAATTCCCAGACCTTGGGTGAGCGTCTAAAGTCCAGATTCAGACCCATGCCGCCGATTGACTTCTCTGACCTATCCGCTGTCTTAGCCATTGTTGCTTTCTACATCGATTATGTCTGGCGATTGGATATTGATTCCAATGACCGAGGGCCGTTCCTCATCGTTGTTGTTGTCCAACAGCCCAGATGCCTTGGCAAGAAGCCGCAACACGCCCACCTTGTCAAACAGTTCGATGTCCAGCGTTCGCTGCACCTCCCCATTCTTGTCGGTACGCTCGTTGACCTTGATGCTTTTGATGGCATGCAGGGCGTGTTCTGGTATCTGATCAGACGGTTTGACCTGGATATTGCCCTGCTCATCCCAGGACATGATGTCTGTCAGCTTGGTATTCGCCATGCTGAGTAGGGCGTAGCTGACCGCCTCCCGGTTCTGGATCAGAGTCTCGGACCGCTTGAGCCGCTGATGCACAGACCGGACACCGCCCCACCCTTCCAAGCTTGGCAGTACCTGCTTTGGCCTTACCAAGGAATGTCATCCTTCAGATTGTCCATTGACCCCGGCTGGTAGCCATTGGCCTTGGACTGGCTATGCTCGGTTGGCTTTGGCATCTTGGGCTTGCCGATCTTGACCGCGTACCAGTCATCCCCGGCCTTGGTCTTACCCGGCTTGACATCCAGGTAGCACAGTGTCCCATCCGGCAGCAGTATCTCCCCCCGGAAGTCGGCATGCCACTCCTCGCGCTTGTCCTTGTTCATAAAGGCAGTGCCTTGCCCTGGGCGCATTTCATAGGCCATTCAAACTCTCCTGTAGTTGTTGTATCTGTACCACCCAATGAGTCTACCGCGGTTGGTATATCACTTGCAAATAAAGATTGAATGCTTGAACCCGGTCCGTTACACTATGTGCATTCGGGGGCCATAACCCAGCCCTTGAGAATGTAGGCGCGACAGACTCAGATAAACGCAGCGCATGGGGCAAGTGGTTCCTTCCTCACGGATCGGGCCAGAGAAAAACCCAGCTGGGCAAAGATGCCAGTAGCAAGCGATAAACCAGAGCGCCACCTCTTTTGAGGTACACCCTGTATATACGGGTGAGGTTCTTTTTGCTTCAACGAAGCTCGGTCCCTCGTAGGCACACAGCGCAACGCGCTCACACTTCATACCTCGGCTAACCCAAGACCGTGCCAATAGCAAGCACCAAAAACCTAATATTTATAAATAAGGTTTTAAAAACTTGCTCCGGTAAAAAGTGGGGAAAAATTGTGCGAGACACCCCTCGTACAGGCGGGAGGCCGGGGGGGGCATAGGGTCGGTCCTGGCGCAGCGCAGCACCGGTAGCACCTAACGCATGTGCGCGAGCATGTGCGCGTTAGGAATTCCATGCACCCTAGATGATGCCAAAGCGCTGAATACACGGCGCGGCACGGTGTACCGGTAGCAATCGAAGGTATGAA